TTCACGCTCAATCTCGCGCCTGGTGAGCAGTCCCTTCCACTGCTTGCCGCCGGCATACGTCCAGCGCTGCAGTTCCTTGCAAGCGCCCGGCACGTCTCCAGCATTCAATTTCCTCAACAGCGTGGAACTGGCGAAAGCTCCAGAGCCAACGTTGTAGGTGAATGAGTAAAGCGCGGCGCGGGTAGGATCAGGAATGCGGACTTTGATAAGCGGGTCAATTGCACTTGCCACCTTCCGCAGATCTGCCTTCAGCAGGTTGTCGCATTCTCTGTCGGTGTAACGGTGGCCGCGGCGAATATCAGCGCCAGTGTGACCATCACAAACAGTCCAGACGCCGACAACATCCTGATAGGCGTAATAACGCCTTCCTTCCAGGCCGTCAGCATTACCAAGCATGACAGAAGCAATGGCGATCGCTCCCGAACCGCCGGCGATCGCGCCAATCAGCTTATTCCTCAGCGTCGGGTTCATCTCGGCTCCTGCTACGTCGGTTGTCTTCGCGAATCTTGAAATACAAATTCGTCAGATACGTAAGTACGGCGATGACAATGCCCACCAGTACGCCGATGGCATTCCACTGCTCGGGGCTATAGGCATTTAGCATGCCGTTAAGGATGCTCCCGGCTGAAGCGCCATAGGCAGCACCAGTGGTTATCTTTTCCATGCGATACATACTCTCACCTCGCGTTGTTAGCGGGTGCTGTGCGTGTTTGAAAGGGTCAGGCCCGTCGGGCTGGATTTAACAACGAAGCGTGTCGATGATGATTCCCGCGAGACCTGATAATAAAAAAAGCCTGCGGTTAGGCTGGCAATAAGCATGAGGGTAATAGCCATGTCGGTGATGACCGAAAATACCCTGGCTGGGTCTGGCGGCCTGCGACGCTGTTGCAGCAGCGCCCCTGATAAGTTGGGGTATGAACCCGTTATCAGGTCAGGCCATTATCTGGCGGGACAGGAAGGATTCGAACCTTCGACCATTCGGTTAACAGCCGAACGCACAACCGCTGTGCTTCTGACCCTGAAATGAAAAAGGCCGCGAAATAGCGCAGCCCTTAATGCTTTATGGTTTTGCCTGAATTAGGCGAAAAAAAGCCCGCTCAGAGGGGCGGGCAGAAGGTAGGAAATACTGATTCTTCAACGGTTCGAGGCGCACCTAATAGTCCGAGCTTCCGATTTACCAGGAGAGCGCTCGTTTTCCGTTACTACCTTTTAAACATAGCTGGAGAAGCCGAAACGGCAACCCCACTATCAAATAGCTCATGTAGCATTGCATTATGGTGCCGGGTGCCTCCCGGTGAGCATGTCCCAGTCGACATGGCCCGCGCTGCATTTACAGATCACTGTAAGTGACTGGTCGCCCCTCCGCATAGGGGGATTCACCACA